CCCCGCCGTTTTGTGCGGCGGGAGAAAGGAGAAAAACGTGAGGATCTTAAAAATAAAAACAAAAACAGGCATCAAGACCGTTTATAACGTGATTGATTGGGGTTGGAACGCAGAAACAGGCGATCTTTACTATAGATCGGGAAAAGAATTGCATCACAAACGCTGTATAAGTGTCGAAGAAATTATAGTATAAAAGGATAGAAAAAAGGATCAATCAAAAACCTGCTACAAACAGTAATTACTGTTTTGAAGTGGGATTTTGACATCTCGAAAAAAAGGATGAAAAAGAGGAAAAACAATGGCAAAAAGAAACGATTACATAACAGGACGGGAAGATGGATTATTAATGGCGCTTGAAATCGTCAAAAATGAGGGTGTCGAAGCGTTGGAAAAAGAAATCAAATTCAGGAATGTCACCGGAATCCGTACCGCCTTAGCAAAAAAAGACATTAACAGGGCGACAATCAAGATCAAAGAACAGACAGTAGACACAGTAACAATCCTTTCCGTGGCAACCTTACATGACGAGTTCGGCTTCGGAACACAAAGATGCGACCGATTTATTAAACGATTTAACAAAAAAGCAGAATGCATCATGGATGACATGGCAAGCTGGAACGATTATATAAAAACGATCAAAGAGGAGCTAGGGATTGAGCTGGGGATCAGAGAGAACAAGTAAGGGACGAAGAAGAAATTGCAGAACATGACACATATGAATACAACATCTGGAATATACGGGAATTAGATTAGAGTTTTAATGAGGTAGAAGATGAATAGACAAATACTTTTTAAAGCAAAGAGAAAAGATAATGGTGAATGGGTGGAAGGATATTATGTTTATTGCAGGAAACGCCGCTATATTCTCCCGATCCTAAATAAAGAAATAGGTTTTGATGAAAGAGAAAATGAATGGATTGAAATCGACCCCGGCACCATCTGCCAGTACACAGGACTTACTGACAAGAACGGTAATAAGATTTGGGAGAATGATATCTGCAATAGAAAAGAAAAATATCCTGAAATCGTGACATACAATAAAGGAGATTGGCAGTTAGATTACAGTTATGTATTTGGAAAAGAGATGCACACAGACGCCTGCAATCTTGGTTTTTATGTATGTGAAAGGAACTGTGTTGAAGTAATCGGCAACATTTTCGATAATGCAGATTTGTTGGAGGTAGAACGATGAATGTACTAGAGAAGATTTTGGAAGAAATTGAAAGTAGAGAGTTCACAAATACGACTATTAGACACAGCACGGCCGTAAAAATGAAGGACATTAGAAGCATCTTTCGCAAGTACATGGACAAAGCTACTTACAAAAGATCTGATGATTTGATAGACCGGAAAACACTGAAAGAGGAAGTAGAAAGCTTCAGAATAACAATTACTGGAATGCGAAATGGGAAAACAATAACTGCTTGGGCATTAAGAGAATATAAGAAAAGCATATTGAGAATAATTGATGAGCAGCCTTGTCATGGTGAGGGTATAAATATCCCTACTGATGATGGCTGGATTCCAGTAGAAGAGAGATTGCCGGGAGAAGGGCAAAAAGTTTTGGTTTGGTATGAATATTGCCGATACGGAGAATACAATCGTATGCTTAAAACATATGGTATCGGTTGGCAATTTGATGGACATTGGGGTGGAGATGTGAGCGGAACAAAAGCAAGATGTATTGCTTGGCAACCGCTTCCAGAACCGTACAGACGATTTAAGAAAGAGTTGTCATAAAAAGGAACACATTATGAGCAGATTTATGAAAGTAGAGTAGGAGCTGATACATTGAGCAACACAAACAAACCAAGTGCTGCCGCGCTGATCCGAGCGCAGGGGCAGCAGATCCGGCGAGAGGCAGCGTGGGAATATTTACAGAGACGATGTGGATTAAGGGGTGATGCGGATGGAGATAACGAAGGAATTGCTCCAGGGATACCGGAGTAAAAAGGATGAGATTCTGGAGCTGGATTACATACTCAAAAACCGATGGAGAGATGAGGGGTTGATCGGGAATGACGTAATCTTTGATTACAGCAAGGGATACCCCATGCCACAGGGCGTGGTAGGATTTGACAAGGAGAAGTATGATCGCCTTCAGTGTCGGGATCAGCGACGGAAGGAGCAGCTGGAGCAGGAATGCGAGGAAATCGAGACTTTTATCGAAAATATTGATGAAAGCCTGACGAGACGGATATTCAGAATGTGCTTCGTAGATGGGCGCAGACAAAAGGATGTGGCTAAGGCAGTACATTTAGACAGAAGTCGCATAAGCAGAAAAATAGATAGTTATCTCGAAAACGCACACAAAGCACAAAACGCACATGTATAATAATACTAGAGCCAAAAGGCAAAGCGCCTGCGGCTCTTCCCCCTACTCTTGCGTAAACCAAGTAAAGACGCCCTGCATTTGCGGGACGTTTTTCTTATGTCCATTTAATGGAGTATATCATCAACGGCAGATGTGCAGGGTAGCGCCCTGTGTCCCGGTTCAATTCCGGGTGCTCCGCTTCACCTCTTGAAATAATACCCACGATGTATTACAGAAAGAGGGTTGATAAAATGAATAGCTTTATAAGCTGGATCGGTGGCAAGAAACTACTGAAAAGAAAGATCATGGAACAGTTTCCAAAGAATTTTGACAGATACATTGAGGTATTTGGTGGAGCCGGATGGGTGCTGTTCGACAAAGAAAAGCATGCGGACATGGAAGTATACAACGATGTGAACGGAGAACTGGTGAATCTGTTCCGGTGTGTAAAATATCATCCAGATGCATTACAAAAAGAGCTGGACTGGACGCTGATATCCAGGGAACAGTTTTTCAACTGTGTTGCCCAAAATGAGATTCAGGGCATGACAGACATACAGAGAGCAGCGAGGTTCTACTGTCGAATAAAACTAAGTTTTGGTGCTGACCTTGATTCGTTTGGTGTGCGACCGAGGAATATGCAGAAAACAATCGCCTATTTGCAAGAAGCATCGAAGAGATTGAATAGAGTAGTAATTGAGAATGTCGATTTTGAGCGTCTTATAAAAACGTATGACCGGGAGTCGGCATTATTTTATTGCGATCCGCCGTATTACGATGCAGAAAAATATTATCCAGACAAGTTTCAGCCGGAAGATCATGTGAGACTGAGGGATACGCTTTCCCGGATTAAAGGTAAGTTTATCCTGTCTTACAATGACTGTCAGGAGATCCGGGACTTGTACGCAGGATATGATCTGATCGAAGTAGATCGGCAGGATAATCTTGTAACGAAAACTAACCCACGTCGTTACAGGGAGTTAATTATAAAAAATTATTAGAAAAAAGTGGGTATTATTTCGGAAGTGGATGAAAGGTGGTGAGCCCGGATGACAAAAAAGCAGAAAAGATTTGTAGAAGAATATTTGATTGATCTGAATGCCACTCAGGCAGCCATTCGGGCGGGGTATTCTCCGGCCACGGCAAAAGAGATCGGATGTGAAAACTTAACAAAACCTAACATTTCAGAAGCAATCGCGAAAGCAATGGCGGAACGTTCGCGAAGGACAGGGGTTAATCAAGATCGCGTACTTCAGGAGTTGGCCAAAATTGCATTTGCAAAGATCACGGACGCAGTGGATCTGAAAACAGCAACCGTGAGGGAAGATGCCTCCGAAGATGATTTGGCATGTATTCAGTCGATTAAAATAAAACCGAATGAGTTCGGAACAGAAAGAGAAATCAAAATGTACGACAAAAGGTCTGCGTTAGTGGATCTTGGAAAACATCTTGGATTATTTAATTCCGATAAGGAACAAGAAAAGCCGATTCAGATCACTTTTGTGAAAGCGAGCGAGAAGCAAGATGGCGGATAATATTGATTTTGCATTAAATGATCACTTCTATGATTTTGTGGATGACTGGAACTATAAATTTTATTTTCTAGTCGGTGGATATGGCAGCTCCAAGAGTTATCATGTAGCCGTAAAACTGATTAAAAAATTGCTTGAAGAGAAACGAAAAGCTTTGGTTGTCCGAGAGGTTTTTGATACAATCAGAGACTCTTGTTATGACCTCCTACAGGAAGTCGCTGAAGCTATGGGTGTTGATGGCTATTTGACGTTTACATCATCGCCGATGCAGGTCAAGTTTAGTAATGGCAGCAGGATTATTTTTAAAGGGATGGACAAACCGGCAAAATTAAAATCTTTGAACGGTGTATCCATCGTATGGATTGAGGAGTGTTCAGAAGTGAAATACGCAGGATTCAAGGAGATACTCGGACGTTTGAGACATCCGACTCTAAGCAATCATATCATTCTATCAACAAACCCGGTCAGTAAAGGAAACTGGTGTTATAAATATTTCTTTCAGGACAAAAAGAAGAAAGTATTTGTTTTAGATGATGAGAAACTATATAAAGAGCGAACCGTAGTTGTCGGGAACACGTACTACCATCATAGTACTGTTGACGACAATTTTTTTGTGCCTAAAGAGTATGTGGAGCAGTTGGATGACTTGCAGACACATGACCCGGATTTGTACCGTGTGGCAAGGCAAGGGCGGTTCGGAGTAAATGGATCGCTCGTGTTCCCGCAGTTTGTTGTAGAGCCTGCAAATCAGGTTGAAAAGGAAATTAAAGCAATTAGAACCCCACTTGAAAAGAATGGTATGGACTTCGGTTTTGTTACATCATACAATGCTGCGCTTCGGATGATTGTGGATCACGACGAAAAGATTTTATATATTTACCGAGAATATTACAGTCGGAATAAAACAGACCCGGAGATTGCGGAAGATATGAAAGACTGGAAGGATATTGTGATTAAAGCAGATTGCGCTGAACCAAAGGCAATAAGATATTACAAACAGTCAGGCTTCCGAATGAAAGCGTGTAAGAAGTTCAAGGGCAGCAGGGCGATGTATACGAAGAAAGTAAAGCGATTTAAAAAGATTGTATGCTCCGATGCCTGTCCGAATACGATCGATGAGCTTCAGGATTTGACCTTTGCGGTAGATAAAGATGACGAGATCATCGAAGATGAATTTAATATCGATCCGCATACATTATCGGCAATATGGTACGCTCTAGACGATTACGAGGTTTCGGACTTAAAAGGCGGCGGATTAAGAACACTTGGAACGAGGTGACAAGGTGAAAATAAAAGAATTATGGAACAAAATCAGAAAGGGCGTGAAAGCGGGAATGGCAGCGGCAACAGAGAGCAACGTACTTACGGACAACAGAGTTGTAAGTATGATAGAGAAATTTAAAGCTTCGGGAAAATATAAGTTGATGCAAGAGGGGGAACGGTACTATCAGGCGGATAACGATATTAAGAACCGAAAAATTACAAGGAAAGTAGACGGGCATAAAGAGGAAGAGACATGGAGGGCGAACAATAAACTTGCCCATGCGAAGTATAAAATTCAGGTAGATGAGAAAATTGCATACTTGCTTACTAAGCCGGTTACATATAAAACAGACGGAACAGATAAAAACGACACTTATGTCGAAAAGGTCAAAGATGTGCTTGGGAAACACTTTCAGTATCAACTTACACAACTCGGATATGAGGCGTCAAACAAAGGGATCGGATGGTTGCATGTATATCTTGATCCGGAAGGAGAGTTGAAAACAATCGTGATCCCGGCGGAGCAGTGCATTCCGTACTGGTCGGACAGAAGCCATACAGAACTGGATGCCATGATCCGGGTATACAATACGACGGTATGGCAGTATAACCAAGAGAAAGAGATTACGAATGTAGAAATTTGGACAAAGGACGGCGTAAAATATTACCGTTTAGAAGGACAAATGCTCGTCTACGACAATGATAAAAGTATGGATGCAGGCGGACCCGTAGCGCATTATAAAAGTGTAGAGGAGTGGAAAACGTGGGGGAAGGTGCCATTCATTCCGTTTAAAAACAATCAGATCGAAATGCCGGACATCAAATTTGTAAAGAGCTTAATTGATGGCTATGATTTAGGGCGCAGTGAAGCGGCGAACTATATGGATGAGGTCAAAAACCTGATATTTGTCTTAAAGGGGTATGGAGGTCAAAATCTATCAGATTTTATAAAACAGCTCAATGAAGACAGAGCAATTTTGATCGACGACGCAGAAGATGGAGGCGTCGATACGCTTACGCCACAAATGGATATTACTGCATTGCGAGAGCACTACGAGCAGTTAAACCGCGATATTGTAGAGAGTGGGCAATCGGTAAATAAAGACTTGGACAAATTCGGATCAGCGCCGTCTGGCGTGGCTTTGAAATTCATGTACAGCAGTCTTGACCTTAAATGCAACCTTATGGAAACGGAGTTCAGCAGAGGGTTTGAAATGCTATTGTATTTTGTGGATCTGTATTTGCAGATTTCCGGACAGGGAGATTACGAAAAGATTGATGTAGAGTTGGTCTTTAACAGAGATATGGCGATAAACGAGGCGGAGCAGATTCAAAATTGCAGCAATTCCCAAGGAATCGTATCAGATGAAACACTGATCGCGCACCATCCTTTTGTGTCTGATGTGGAAGAAGAACTGGAAGCGTTGAAAAGGCAAAAGGAAGCATATAGTCCGTCGTGGGATCAAGCGCCGATTGTAAAGGATGAAGGAAATGGAGAAGAATAGCGAATACTGGGAAAAGAGACTTGCGTCGGAAACGTGGAAAACTTACAACTCACTGGAAGAAAAGAACCGGGAACTGTTGGAGTTTTATATCGATGCGAGCGAAAGCGTAAAAGATGAACTCTATCGGCTGGCAGAGAAGTACAGCAAGGATGGGGTTCTTTCTCTTTCTGATATGCATAAACAGAACCGTCTCACAGAATTGAACGGAAAGTTTGAAAAGATCATAGAGGATCTTGGACATTCAACGGAAGCATTTGCAAAGAAAAACATGCAGGATGGATTCAAAAAAGTGTATGCGGATACCGCGGCAGGCATGGGAGATCTTGATTTTTCAATGCCGAATAAGAAACTGATGGAGAAGCTGATGGAAACACCGTGGCGAGGGGATAACTTTTCGGGAAGACTCTGGAAGAATCAAAAGAAATTGGCAGTTAGTCTGAATGATATCCTGCTTACTGGATTGCAGCAGGGAAAAACGGCGGTTGAAATCGCGATCATGCTTCATAACCGTATGGGGCAGGGATTTAATGAATGCCACAGGCTTGTCCGAACGGAAACGATGCATTATTTGAACGATGCGACCTTGCAGCGTTATAAAGACGCAGATGTTAAGTATGTGCAGATTTTAGCAGCAAAAGATGAAAGAACCTGCGATATTTGTGGAGGATATCACGAAAAGGTTTATCCGATCGAGGAGTGTATTCATGTTCCGCTTCACGCAAACTGTAGATGTACGATCATTCCGGTTACGGATGAGAAGTTGATTGTGGAATATGAAAGAAAGCTTGGGAAAAAGATACCTAAGGGTGATATTGCAGATAAGACATGGAAAAAGCGGATTGGAAATATAATGAAAATCTCTATTCCGTATGATGTGTATAAGACTTCGAGAATGAATAAAGCGACAAAAAGAAAGATTGAGAGTGCGATCAGGAGATTAGAAAAAGAGTACACTGTATATTTAGATGGCATTGAAGGCGGGAAAATGAAGAAAGGCGACATTTTTGGAAGCGGCGGTTTCGTTGATGATGATGGCGTATTGCGGTTTGAGTTGCTATTTAATTATAATGTGGATTATCAGAAGGTTGAACGCCGTATGGAATACTTGTATAATATAGGTGAAATGGCAGGAAGTACATTCGAAGACTATATCGCACATGAAATTGCGCACATTTTGCCATTTCAGAATTGTATAACAGAAGAAGATTATAGAAATATGAGAGAAGAACTCCGCAAGACGTTTGTCGCAGGTATTTCAGGGTATTCTGATCGGACATGTGATGGCGCGGAAAGTCTGGCGGAAGCTTTTGTAAGATATAGAAATGGAGAGAGGATTCCGAATGAAGCAAAAGAACTCATCAAAAAATACATATATCCTTGGAGGAAGTAGTTTTGCGCTTCCCAAATGCATGTTATGTGATAATTTTATAGAAGATCACGATAAACATACTATGCGATGCAAAGCATTTCCTAGAGGTATTCCGTCCACGGTAATATGGGAGCCATACGAAAAGGAATGTAATAACGGAATAAAATTTGAAGAAAATGAGTAGATACCACCGGTCGAATACGATTGGTGGTCTTCTTATATTCAGAAAGCAGGAAAGGAGGAAGTGCCATGAAAGCAGTATGCGTTAAAAGTTATTATGACAAGCAGCTGAAGAGGAAAGTCACAGTTGGAGATGAACTGGAACTGACAGATGAGCGGTTCAAAGAGTTGTCTACGGCAAGTAACGACGCAAAAATGGCGTTGGTAAAAGCAAAGCCTGCGAAAAAGGCGGTTGTAAAGAAAGGATAAGGTGATCCTGAATATTTCCCAGCTCCGGGTTACAGAGCACATGAAGCATCCGTAAGGGTGCTATTTTTCTACCCTTTTTTATAGGTTGCAGGGTATAAAGAACAACGGTACATCCCAGTACCGGGAGAGCCGGTATAAAAATCTATGGAGGTAAAGAAAAATGGAGTGGTTACAGAAAATTTTATCAAATGCGGTTTATGCAGCAGACGGGAAGCTGGATGTAGAGGCTACCATGAAAAAGGTGAATGAGGAAGCGCCAAAGCATATCATTCCGAAAGAGCAGTATAACGGAAAGGTGAAGGAGCTTGAGACTGCAAATAAGACAATCGGGGATCTGAAAAAGAACAATGCCGATAACGAGGAGCTTCAGAAGACGATCAAAACGCACGAAGGGACAATCAAGCAGTTAAAAGCTGACCATGAGAAAGAGATTAAAGGCATGAAGATCGATGCGGCAATCAATAAGGCGCTTGCGGATAACAATGCGAAACACGCGGAATTGCTGGCAGGGAAAATTGACCGTGAAAAACTGATCGTTTCGGATGATGGAACAGTTTCAGGACTGGACGAGCAGATGAAAGGCTTGAAGGAAAGCTATAAGGATCTGTTTAATCCTGTTTTGTCGGGAAGAAATCCGGCAAACCCTGACGGAGGTAGTTCAGGGGTAACGGCATTTGATACACTTGTGCAAAACGCCGACAGCATGACAGCCGAAGAAGTGGCGGCACAGTTTGCGGCGATGGCGAAAGAATAAGAAAGAGAGAGGATGAAAGAATATGGCAGCAGATAATTTTAAACCTACCCTTTGGGAGGGAGCGCTTCTTGCGAACTTCCATTCCGTATCGATTGCGGACGTATTGGCAACAAAACCAACAGAAATTAAAGGGCAGAAAGTTATTTTTAACCGAGTTGCAGGGGGGACACTGAAAGATTACTCAGGAAGTGTGGACTGGGATGACATCGACACGACTCCGGTAGAAATGGTATTTGACAAGAAGAAATATTTTGCGTTTGCGTTGGACGATGTGGATAAGGTGCAGTTAAAAGCAGATCTTTTGTCGGCGACAACGAAAGAACATGCGGCGGTCCTTGCGGAGACGTATGATAAAGACTTTTTCGCGGCGTTGTTGGCAGGGACAAAACTTCTGATCGGAAGTTCCTCTGCGAAGAAGAAAGTAACTGCGGCAAGCGCATATGATTACATCGTAGATCTTGGAACGATGCTCTCCAAGAAGAAAGTTCCGAAAGTCAACCGTTTCGTGACGGTAAATGCGGACTATCTCGGATTACTGTCCAAAGATAAGCGCTTCACGGCAAACCCGAAAGTGTTGGAAAATGGAGTGGTAGAGGGTCAGACGATCAATGGCATGCAGGTGATGTGTTCCGAGGAGCTTCCGGCAAATGTCATTATTGCAAACCATAAATCCGCGATCGGTGCGGCGAAACAGATCAATGAAGTAGAAGCGATGCGTCTGCAGAATAAATTTGCAGACGGAATCCGTGGACTTTGTGTGTACGGCGATAAAGTGCTCCGTGACGATGCAAGTGCAGCATTATATTTTGAAGTCGGAACAGCGGCAGATGCAGATCCGATCAACGTCAAGATCACAAACGATACAAAGAGTCCGGTAAACACAAAAGAGGTATCAGCCTAGAGGGGGAGTAATCCCTCTCTTTTTGAGGTGATGAAGAATGGAAAAAAAGATTTTAAAGGAATTGTTGAAGCGTCCGGGAATGTCTGAACAAGACTGGGAGCTTTTGGAAGACATGATCCATGACAGCATCATCGACATGCGGAGTTACTTAAATTATGAGGATGAAGAGTCGCTGCCGGAAGGGGTGATTCCGGCTGTAAAAGAACTGACGCTGATCCGTTTTAATAAAGACGGAGTCGAGGGAATTGCAAGCGAATCCCAAAGCTTCGGCGGAAGTACGACATATATGGATTCTCTGCCGGATCAGGTAAAGCGAACGATCAGAAGATATAGAAGATTACCGAGGTGATAGATATGTCAATTAACAGAGATATGAAACCGTATCGGCTGCAGAAAGAAGAAACTGTCAGAACTCCATCCGGGGCAGAAAAGCAAAAATGGATTGACATGGGTACAGTGGAAGCTGCCGTTTACAAGAAAAATGATATGAAGGTGGCTGCATCTGCGACCTATTTGGAATCGACGCATATAGGACTGACGCGCTGTAAAAGTATCAAAGCAGAGGGATACCGCCTTGTAAAAGACGACGTTGTCTATCGGATTATAGATTGTAATCCGCAGGGACGCATGACGAACCTGTTATTGAAGGTGGTGGAGTGATGGCAGATAATGGCGAATTTGTTAAAAGCATCCGGGACGCAACGGCAAAGATTGCTTTGGACATGGAGAAGAAAGTGTCGCAGGCGTGTCTTGTAGTGGAAGGTGAGGCACGTCAGCTTTGTCCGGTCGATCAAGGTCATCTTAGGGCGTCGATCACAAGTGAGACGGAAATCACAGCAGACGAAATTATCGGCAGGATTGGGAGTAATTTGGAATATGCCCCCTATGTGCACAACGGTACAGGAATTTACGCTGTAAACGGAGACGGAAGAAAGAAACCGTGGGTGTATGAAGTGAAAGCAGGAAAATACAAAGGAATGCATTTTACGGTAGGACAGAGACCAAAACCGTTTTTGACATATGCCATTATCTACAATGCGGCAAAGATTGAGAAAATACTCGGGGGTTGATATGGAGATTAGCATTAAAAACTATATCGAAACGGAGATCCCGAAACTGTCGGGCAAATTATATCCGGTATTTACAACAGTGTTAGATGGCTTAAGTGTAGTTTATACATTTACCCCGATATCCGGCGGACATGTAAAGCAGAGTCAGCTTGAGTTAAGGATCATACATCGGGATTATGATGCTTGCAAAGAAACAGAAGCGAAATTGAAAGATCTGCTCGATATGGAAGAAGATGATCCTTATATTACAACCGGGGATATCCGTTTTCATTCCGCTATAGCGGGCGGAGGAACAATATTTAATGATGGGTGTCAAATGTTTGAAGATACCCTGTATTTTATCATTGATTGGAGGAAACGTAATGAAAAACAATGACGAAATTTTAATCGGAGCGTGTGATGTGTATATGTATGAATTTACCGGAACGGAGATCCCGGAACACGCGACCATTGAAACAGAAGAACATGATGTCGG